CATATTGAACTTTGTGATTTCACTATATTTCAAAGGTCTAATATTGATTGTAAGATCGTCTATTTTAATTTTGCCATCAAAGGAAATACTATTAAAATACTCAATAACTTTGCCAAGATTAACAACAAATTCGTTTTCAGTACTACATTGCGGACACGTATGAGTCAGTTCCATTTCATCGCCATACGTGGCCACACGAATGGCAACTAACAATGCATCAACATCAATGCTAGGCATGTCTTTGGCATCTACAATATACGGGCAACAACTTTCAACAACTTTAACTGTTGCTTCACCATTGAATAAAGCATCTGGAGTTTTAAAAATAATCTCATCCATGCCGGTCATGCCAAAAATAGGTGCATTGTTATGGTCACCTTGTAGTGCGCCTTCGGGATAGAACAATCCCTTGCTGGGCAGAGAAATAAAGACTTTTGGCTGTCTAAAATATCTTTGTAAAGGGTTATTTGGGTTCATTTTGTACTCCGATAAATATAACTACAAGTATTTATATACGCAGTTTTCCAGGAAAAAATAATGGCAGAAACTATTAACTACGAAAAGATGGCGGAAGCCATAGCCCGAGGGCAAAGCGGAAGCATTGGTGCAGGTAACTCTGCCGGGGCTGTTGGCAAGGGAATTGATGTCAGTGTTAACGCAATAAAACTTCCTTTTGAAAAACTTGGTGAAGTAGTTGGCAATAATACCAAAGTTTTTGAAACATTAAGCAATACCGGCACTAATTTTAGCAATAATATTGATTTAATGAAACTGTCAGCGGCCAATAGTCGCATGACACTAGATGAATTATCTGGAGTTGTAACAAAAAGTGGAAAAGATTTCGCTGGCCTAGGTGGCAGTGTAGCCAAAGGTGGGCAAGCATTTACAGAGTTCAGTAAAACATTCTTTGACAGTGGACTTACCGAAAATCTTCGTCAAATGGGTTACACCAGTAAGGATCTTAACGAAGTACTGGCCACACAAATTGGTTTTCAAAAGTCAACAACAGATACCAGTGTAGCTGGACAAATCAAAACAGCCGCGGCCGCGGCTGACCTTGCCAATGAGATGGATCTTATTGCCAAGCAAACTGGCAAGTCACGTAAAATACAAGAGGAAGGATTAGAAAAAGCCAAAGCTGATGGACAAATTGAAGCTAAGATGCGTCTTATTGGTTTAACACAAAGCGCAGAAGCAGAAAAAGAAGCTAGAGCAGGATTTGCAAAACAATTAGCTCAAGCACAGGCAATGGGCACAGATCAAATATTTAAAGAAATGTTTGCCACTGGAACTGTGCGTAGTCAAGAAGCCGCAATGCAAATGGGTATGCTAGGTCAAGCAGCCAGAGAAACTGCAAACAGCGCAAAGGCTCTTAGTAAAGGTAACATTGAAGCAAGTCAGTCTGCAATGGAATCAGCCAAAGAAGGTAATTTAAAAAATCAAACCAACGTGGCACAACTTCAGATTGCGGCAGCGGGTGTTGGTCCAGCAGCCGATGTCATGAAGAAAAACATTGAAACCAACGATGCGGCTTTTCAAGGAGCTGCCAAAACTGCAAAAGCCATGGGCATTGAGATGGGCGAGGTAACAAAGATATTAGGAGCACAAAAGAAAGCAATTCAAGACGAACAACAAGCACGTAACGGTGCAACAAGTGCAATGATTGCTGTGCAAAATAGATTGGGTGATATGAATGCCGCGGCAAATCGTGTGATACGAACACCATTAATGACTGGTGAAGCAAATAAACAACTGCAAAATGCGGCAAACGAAATGTCACAAGGTGTTAGGCCCGGAGCATCTGCAACAAATACTGCTACACTATATGCAGAATTTTTAAAACAATCTGCGGCTGCAGGCGGCGAAAGCAAAGCGCCAACTAGCACTAGATCAAGATACGAAGAAAATTTAAAGAAAACACCAGGGGTGTTGACTGCTATTGACACTATTGATAAAGGTATTGGCACTACTGTGTCAATGGCACGAAATGCTACCGATAAAGTTGCAAATTTTACAGCAGATGTTATGAAAGTTATAAAGTTAGAAAATCCACCTCCTCCACCACCTCCACCTCCTCCTCCACTGCCCACTAGAGACGAAGGCACATTAGGTAAGACTGGGCAAGTATTTGAACCTCAAGACTTTATTGGTAAAGTTGCCAAAGGTGAAATGGTACTTACACCTGAGCAGGCTAAGAAGTTTATGGAAGGAGCAAAGACGGAAGGTATTGCGGATGCTGTGAAAAATCTTGGTGGCATGATGCCTAGTAGCGCCAAAGGTGGCGAAGGCGGCGGATTTAGCCTAAGCAGTCTATCTAAAGAAATATCAACTTCTGTTAGTAGTGTAACAAGCGGATCTAATACCACAAAACAAGTTCAAAGTGACGATAGTAAACAAGCTCAAACAGAGATGGCAAACTTGAAAAAACAATTCGAGTCTGACTGGGCATCAAGAAAATCAGTTATTATTGATGGTATGGCCGTTGAAGACCGTAAGTTTTCTAAAGTGCAAGCGGCAATGAAAGCTGATGATGAAGCAATAAAAATCAAAGAAGATTACGCAAAAAAACAAGAAGAAATTCAAAAGAAAATTGACGCTGGCATTACTTGGGAAATTGAAAAGAAATCAGAGCAAGTAGAAGAAACTAAAACTTTTGTAAAAGAACAAGCTGATATTTTAAAAGTATCTAACAGTGACTTGCTGGCTCTAGCCGCAATAGGAAGCACTGAAAAAATTGATATAGAAGAAAACGCTAGAAAAGAATCGGCAAAACTATTAACAAGTGCCGCTGTGGTAGGCGCACCAGTAGCACCAAAATTTGACAAGTCAAAATTCACAATGCCCTCAATGGATCAGCTAACAATCGGTCCAGACGGAATGCCAAAAATTTCAGCAAAGCCACAATCACAGACTATTCCAGCGGCAGTTAAACCCGCTGAAAAACAAGCAAGTCCTGGCAAAAAGATTAATCCAGAAACTGGAGAAGAATATTCTCCAACAGCTGAAACCAAACCAGCAGACAAGAAAACGGCTGCAACTGAAACAAAAACTGCTACTCTAGACGACGTGGCGAAATTATTATCTAGCTTAAATACTACTATGAAACAAATTGCCTCCGCGGCTAGCGAAACAAATAATAAACTTGGACAACAAGTCAAAGCAACCAAAGCCATGAGCGGTAATTTACACGGAGCTTCATAATGTCTTGGAAAAAGTATTTTACGCCCGTAGCAGTTAATACTGCATCAAGCAATGTGAGCCCATTGTCCAATTCTTCAAGGGCAGGTCCAGCACGGACCAATTACAGCAGTTATTTGCCTGATGTTTACACTGGTAGTCCAAATCGTGTTGAACGCTATATGCAGTACGACACAATGGATATGGATCCAGAAATTAATGCTGCCTTGGACATATTAGCAGAATTCTGCACACAAAAGAACAAAGAAAATCAAACTAGTTTTAGTTTAGCATTTAGAAGCAAAGCCACTAGCACAGAGATACGTGTGCTTAGAGAATATCTACAACAGTGGGCCAAGCTACAGATATTTGACACTCGCTTTTTTAGAGTTGTTAGAAACACATTCAAGTACGGTGATGTTTTCTTTATCAGAGATCCAGAAACTCAAAAATGGTTTTATGTTGATCCATCTAAAGTTGTAAAAATCATTGTTAACGAAAGTGAAGGCAAAAAACCCGAGCAGTATGTTATTAGGGATCTAGCACCAAATTTCCATAATTTGGTAATGACACAGATTCAACCAAACAGTCAGCAGACCAACAACAGAGGCAGTAACTATACTGCTGGTGGAGGTGCAAGAGGAATGACTGGTGCGTTCCCACAACAAACTGGTGATAGATTTAGTGTTGGTGAAAACGAACTGGCAGTGGATGCGGCACACGTTATACATCTAAGCCTAAGTGAAGGTCTTGACAACAACTATCCATTTGGTAATAGCTTGTTGGAGCAAGTGTTTAAAGTTTACAAACAAAAAGAACTATTAGAAGATGCTATTCTAATCTATCGTATACAACGTGCTCCAGAACGTAGAATATTTTACATTGACGTGGGCAACATGCCAAGTCACTTGGCAATGAGTTTTGTTGAACGTGTTAAAAATGAAATCCATCAAAGACGTATTCCAAGCCAAACTGGCGGCGGAGCAAACGTAATTGATTCAGCTTATAATCCCCTAAGTATCAACGAAGATTACTTCTTCCCACAGACAGAAGGTGGTCGTGGATCAAAAGTTGAAACGCTGCCAGGTGGTACAAACTTGGGCGAAATTGACGATTTAAAATACTTTACAAACAAGTTGTTCCGTGCGCTACGCATACCCAGTAGCTACTTGCCAACTGGTGCAGACGACAGTCAAGCACAATACAATGACGGTCGTGTGGGCACAGCATACATTCAAGAACTACGTTTTAACAACTATTGTATGCGTTTGCAAAGCCTATTGCAAGGTACATTTGACGAAGAATTCAAAAGATACTTGCATGAACGCGGTGTAAACATTGATTCTACACTGTTTGAAATCAAGTTTCAACCGCCACAAAACTTTGCCGCATA